AAATGGTTTCCATGGTTTTACTGCCGCTTGGGACGAACATCCTGATAGAGATGAAGAATGGAAGGCAAATGAATTAGGCCGTATTGGTGAAGAAAGATTTAGACGTGAGTATGGTTGTGAATTTTTAGTCTTTGATGAAACACTTATTAGTTCTATAAAATTATCACAACTAGAAAGTAAAGAGCCTGTTTTAAGAATGGGGCAAACACGTTGGTATAAAAAGCCTACGTCAGAATACAGTTATTGTGTTGCGTTAGATCCTGCTATGGGAACTGGTGGAGATTATGCGGCCATACAGGTATTTGAATTGCCTAGTTACCAACAAGTTGCTGAATGGAGACATAATACAACTCCTATTCCTGCACAAATAAGAATTTTGAAAGATATATGTGATTATCTTAAAACAGAAACAAAGACAGTAAACAATAGTAACATTTATTGGACTGTTGAAAACAATACAATAGGTGAAGCCTGTCTAATTGTAATTAATGACATGGGTGAAGAAAACATACCAGGATTGTTTGTAAGTGAGCCTATTAAAAAAGGACATATAAGAAAATTTAGGAAAGGATTTAATACTACCCACAGAAGCAAGACAACTGCTTGTAGCAAATTAAAAAGCATGATTGAAAATGATCATATGCATATACACAGTGCTCCTTTGATAACAGAACTTAAAGGCTTTGTGGCCGCAGGTACTGGATTCAAAGCAAAACCAGGTGAAAATGACGATCTTGTTAGTGCTACACTACTTGCTATACGTATGATGAACGTAATGAAGGATTGGGATCCAAGAATATACCAAACCTTTAAAGCAGACACTACAGACGAAGAAACAGTACCACCAATGCCAATCTTCGTAAGTGGCATATATTAGATAAATATTTGTATGATAAAACTTGATGTAATTGCACAGGATCTATTCAATAAGATTAGAGGACGTTTTCCGAGTATAACTATTGGTACTTCGGAAGGAACCGTTACCAACGATCCTAAAGAAGCAAGGTTTTTTGATTTTGATTTTAAAGAAGGTGCTAAAGTAAATGTAACCTTAGATGATAAAAACTTAACAGTCATGTACAACGATTCACTGATACAGAACGAGTCAGACATGGTTAAAAAGGGTTGGTTCGACTTCATGAAGGAAATGAGGCAGTTCGCTAAGAAACGTATGTTGCAATTTGATACAAGAAATATAACTAAAAATAACTTAGACAGACGTGATTACGATTATCAAGTCAAAAACAGACCCGGAGAACAACAAATGAGTGAATCAACAATGTATGGTACTAGCAGAAATAGTATCCAGGATGTAGGCAACGCAAGAGTGCTTGTCAAACATTCGAGACCAGTTAACCAGGAACAGCCTGGTGCAAGAACAAGAGACATCCACAGTTTATATGTAGAAAGTGGAGAAGGCGAAAGATTTAAATATCCATTTAGACATTTGAATGGTGCTAGAGCAATGGCAAGACACGTTGCTGAAGGCGGAAATCAATATGACGACTTTGGTAAGTTTATCGTTTCACTCAGCGAAGAACTTTCTAAATTACGTAAATTTAAAACTTACATGAATCGTTCAGCAGTTATGGCAGAGGGTCTACGTGACTACATGGGCGTTGTAAATGAAAGAATTGATACAGTAAAAGACACTATTCTTAAATTACAAAAAGAAACACACTACAAGGAAACTTTCAAAAACTTTTCTCCGACAGTTAATGAAGAAGTTCCGGAAGATGTTTCTAACAGTTGGATTGATGAATTAACAATCAGACAGTTTAACGAAGAACTTAAAAGTGTGTTCCCTTACATTTACAAATTAGTAAGTGAAGCAAACAAAGTTAAAGAATTAGGTCCAAACGATTTGACTGAAGACGAAGAATTAGAATATACTGACGGAATGACTGCTGATGAAATGTTTGCAATTTCACAAGCAAAAATAATGGATAATGATCCAAGCGAAGAAGCAGTATCAGGACCAATGTTTGTATTCCAAGATATTAAGGACCCAGCAGTTGAAAAAGAATACGATGCTAAAATCAAAGCATTTATTAAAGATCAATATAATTTAGATGATGAAGATATGAATCATCTGTTTTCAGAAGTATCTAGCATGGGCATGAACAAGTACGGACTTGCGGCAAGTAAGATTGGTGGCAAGTTTAAGTCTTACCAACATGGTGAACTTACAGGTGAGTTTGACAGCATGGAAGAATTACAAAAGCATCAAATGGAACTTGTTAATAAGGCAGATGATAAAAAAGAAGCAAGTGGTCCAGAAGGTGGAATGGAACCACACGCACATAAATTTTACATCGATGGCGACTATGATCAAGACAGAGGCATCTCTGATAAAGATTGTGAACAAATGGAAATGGCTTGTAAAAAGGCTGGTATCGAATGTAAGTGTGAGCCAGATGAAATGAGACAGGGCGGTGTAGTAATACACACTATGGCACCACGTGATGCAGTAATGGATGCATTGGACAAAGAAGGTTACAATGTTGAAGAAGCAATAATTGAACCAGCAGATGACTTTGCAGATAGAATTAATTCTATCAATCCTAAACATGATGAAGCAGAACAAGATGCTAGTGAAGGCAATGAATTTGCACAAAAGGTACGTGAATTAAAAGCCAAAGGTGCAAAGCCAGGAACTAAATTTAAAACTTCAGATGGTGAAGAACATACATTAGAACAAGCAATTACAAAAGTTGGTTTGAATGTAGAAGACTTTTTCACAGCAGAAGAACTTGCAAATGAAAATCCAATGACCCAAGCAGATTTGGATGCTGAAAGATTTTCAGATATGCATGACTTTGAAAATTTCAAAGATGCAGTTATGTCTGAAATAGAAGACGGTAAAAACGGCAAAGGTCAATATGCAGGCAAAGACAAAAAAGAAATCATTGCAATGCTACGTAAAGAAGCAGACTCAATTGGATATGCAGATGTGTCAGACGGTGAGAGACATCCATCAGAGCCAACTTGGTTAAAGGCAGTAGCAGATGAATTAGAAAAGTCAAAAACTGCTGATCAAACTGAAGAAGAAGATCCAGATACAGAGTTCGTACAATGGTTAAAAGCAAACTATAACAAATCACCTAGAGACCTTAAAGGTGATGAGTATGTTAAAATGTCCAAAGAGTTTCAAGCATCTAAGAAAAAAGAAGATGCAGAAACAGAAGAGCCAGAAATTGAACTAGACGAGTTTGTAAAAAGTTTATATGACTATACTTCAAATTCATTTCCAAAAGGTGAAACAGCAGTGCTGACAGCGGTAGAAAAGAAATACGGTGAAACTTCTATGAGGCCTGCGGCGGAAATGATGAAAGAATTGGTTTCAGGACAAGATCAAGAAATGGAGAGAATCAAGAAATTAGCAGGCGTATAAGTTTTTAACTAAACATATATGTGATGCGATTAAATGATTTATTCCCTACTCCAGTCTTAGTAGCAGATATAGATAAGAACATTGCTGATGATGTTGAATCAGCAGTTGTATCTCGCTTGGACAAATTGGTAAGACACAAAGATCAAAATAGCGACTTCCACGAAAAAGACAAACTGTTTGACTTGAAAAATGAATTGGCTCCATTGTATAATTTTTTTGTACAAGGACTTAATGCATTTGTTGAGCAGTCTGGAACAAAAGCAGTAGAGTCACATTTTACATATTGGTTTCAAGATTATCGTAATGATGGAGATCATCATGGCAAACATAATCATGGTACTGATGGTGTCAGTGGAATATATTGGGTAAGAGCATCAGGTAATGCTGGACAAACAGTATTTTATAATCCAAATGTAATTATGGAGTACGTACATCCAACACAACAAACGAAGTACAACAGTACGGAACTAGGGTTTGCACCACGTAAGGGTTGCTTACTTTTATTTCCGTCATATGTCAATCACAGTGTACTGTCGAGTCCGAAAGAAGCAGTCAGAACCACTATTGCTTTTAACTTTGGACCAGCAGAGGTATAATATACCATGTTTTTGGCAATTAAACTGTTGACTTTATAAATAATAGAGTGTAGTATATAAAACTGTGCTACATGATTAGGCACTAGCGAAGGCTAAAAATTATAGGAGGCAAATATTATGGCTACATTAGCAGAAATTCGTGCAAAATTGAAAGACCAAGAAACAAGGTCTTCAGGTTCTAACAGAGGACCATCCGACAACGCAATCTACCCATTCTGGAATTTAAAAGAAGGTGAATCATCAACGGTTCGTTTCTTGCCAGATGGCGATAGCAACAACACTTTCTTTTGGAAAGAAAGATTAATGATCAAACTCCCTTTCGCAGGTATTAAAGGTGAGACTGACAGCAGACCTGTACAGGTACAAGTACCATGTATGGAAATGTATGGAGAGTCTTGTCCAATTCTTGCAGAAGTAAGAGGTTGGTTTAAAGATCCATCATTAGAGGATCTAGGTAGAAAGTATTGGAAGAAAAGATCATATATCTTCCAAGGCTTTGTAACTGACAATGCATTACAGGAAGATGGAACTCCTGAAAATCCAGTTAGACGTTTTATAATTGGACCACAGATTTTCCAACTTATCAAAAGTGCATTGATGGATCCAGATATGGAAGAACTGCCAACAGATTATACTTCTGGGGTAGATTTTAGAATTACTAAAACTTCAAAAGGCGGATACGCAGATTATTCAACTTCAAGTTGGGCAAGACGTGAACGTCCTATTACTGAAGAAGAGAAGGCGGCGGTTGACAAAAATGGTTTGTTTAATCTAAGCGACTTCCTTCCTAAGCAACCAAGTGAAGTTGAGGTCAAGGTAATCAGTGAGATGTTTAAGGCATCTGTTGATGGTGAAGCATATGACACAGAGAGGTTTGGACAATACTTTCGTCCAGCAGGTGTTAGTGCAAAGACAGGAGATCCAGTAGCACCTAGTACTCCTAAAGCGGAAACACCAACAACTACTGCTAGTGTAGAAACTCCAGCACAGCCGGCTCCAGAGCCAGTTGTTGAAAAGGTAGCAGAAGCACCAGTGACTGCAACCGCAGAATCTACAACTAACAATAAAGCGGAAGACATTTTAAAAATGATCCGTTCACGACAAGGCTAATAAACTTGTAAGGAGTAGGTTTCGGCCTACTCCTACTTGTTAAGAAGGAGAAGTTATGGCTAGTAAGGCATTTGACGTTTCTAAGTTTCGTAAAAACTTAACTAAATCCATTACAGGTATGAGTGCAGGATTTCATGATCCTACTGATTGGATTAGTACAGGAAACTATGCACTCAACTATCTTGTATCCGGAGACTTTAACAGAGGTGTTCCTTTGGGCAAAGTAACTGTGTTTGCAGGTGAATCAGGATCAGGTAAGTCTTATTTTTGTGCAGGTAACATTGTTAAAGAAGCACAGAAGCAAGGCATCTTTGTAGTTTTAGTTGATTCAGAGAACGCACTTGATGAAACTTGGTTAACTGCATTAGACGTAGATACAGATGAAAAGAAATTATTAAAACTTAATATGTCAATGATTGATGATGTTGCAAAAACAGTATCAACGTTTATGGGTGATTATAGAGAAATGCCAGAAGAAGATCGTCCAAAAGTATTATTTGTAATTGACTCATTAGGTATGTTATTGACTCCAACAGATGTTGATCAGTTTACAAAAGGTGATATGAAAGGTGACATGGGTAGAAA